GCAATTGGAATGTGCGGCAGTCAGCTGGCATCTGGGGTTCCAGTTTTGTCAGAGTTCTATGATGTGTTTAGCCGGGCAGGAACGAACTGTTCGGAGGGCATGTTACAAGAAGTATTCAAGAACCGCTCACAATTGCATTTAGCGCAGGGTTTGAGTGCTGGAAGTGTTGATGCACGGTCGCGTGTATCTTTTTATTACGCTTTCGGCATACTCCCCGACCATCAAGTTGCAATGGAGCGGTTTTACCACCAAGCTAGTGTTGGACCTTTAGAGACAACTGTGATCGATCGTCAGTGGTTGGTCAACAGTCCCGGGTTTAATATTGTTACAGAGTCCAATTAGCAATATGGTGAAGCAACGTCAAATGACGAAGAAGAAGAACAGCAAACGACGCAATCAGCGTCTCTCTATGGGGGTTAGCCTGCCCAACCGGTTTCCGAAACCAGCAGATGATGTGGTATCGGCGCGTATACGATTTTCGTATGCACTGGTTGCTGCAGGCGGCACGCCATTCATCACCACCAAGCTCATTGCACTGGGCAGTGGGGTTAGTTCGGGGGATTATATCTTCCTTAATGACCTCAGCACAGTCTTTGATGCCTATGGCTCGATTTATTCGCGCTTTGTGGTGACAGACCTGCAGGCCACTTTAAAGACTACTGGCATTGGTACCGGTAATTCTTTGGCCGCAGTTAATTACACACCAGGTAATACGGGTTTCGCAAACCCACCAACCGCACTATCGGATGTGGCCCAGGCCGTACACTTTTGTGATGCGACTATGGGTTCACCTGGCACGTTCAGATTGGACGCGTCTGAATATTTCAATGATTGGCGGCAAACGGTTGATTCCGATAACTCAGACGCCCAAGCTGGTGTCATGAAGGTGTATGGAGTCGGTTCATCTGGTGGTAGTAGTATTGGCATCCTTGATGTTGAGATGATGATCCACTTTTGTGGCCTGCGGATTGCCAATTCGTAGGTGTCGAGTAGTGTTCCTCTTTCGGTTTAGGGTTGAGAGTTGTTCCAAGGTGGGAACAAAGGTAGGTATAGCCACGTGCATGTAGCACATCGTAACGATCAGCGATGTGTGTGGACAACATGTAGCTGCGGAGATCGGTACGGACCTAGTTACCCACGCTCAATAGAACCAAACTGAAATGCAGTCAGCAAACTGTTAAAAGATCTGGCGGTCCAGCGTCACATTGTCAGCGAAAGCAATTAGAAACTGGAACATAGTCCCGAAATCTTCGGTGGGGGGGACTGACACACAA